TTCGTCATCCGTTTCATTTCCTATAGCCCTAATTTCCCACTCCAGTGGCTTTCCGTCCTCCCCGACAAACCTGTCAGAAATTACAACTTTTTCATTTTCCACTGCTTTTGCATTTCCTTTAAAAAATCCTTTTAAGCTATCCATTATTAATTTCAACACCTTTCTGATTAAATAAATTATATAAAAAATAAGCAGACACACAGTTGTATCTGCTAAAAATTCTGCTACTTCTTCGGGATTTAATACCCATCTGAAAAATTTTTCCAACATTATTGCATTCCCGGTAAATTCTTAAATTTTTCAGGAATTTCAAAAGATTCGAATGTAAAGTCGAATTCGTCTTCAAGATATTCTGCATCCGCGTCTATACTTGCAAGTGTTCCTCCATCAATGTTACATCCTTTCAGTATGACTGTCTGTCTTCCTACTGTTGAAGTAGGGTCTTCGTTTACAAGCTGCATATCAAAATATATATCTTCTCCAGTATTCTGATACTTAAGTAAAAGTTCCCTGAAAAGAGAAGTGTTGTAATGCATCTTCGCACTTCCTGAACCTTCCCATCCTGTAGCCTTGTTCCCTTTTCCTGAACGCCCCATGATAGGAACTTTAGTTTTTGTCTTCTCCATTTCCGCTTTCACGGAAATAACCTGCATTAAAAGATATCTGTTACCTTCTATCGTGACAAAACATCTTCCCATGCTCCCTGATACGGCATCCCTACCGTTCATTGTTGTGCTCATTTCTTACCTCCTTATTCATTTAGCTAGGCCACTATGACACTCATGTATAATTTTTCCATCGCCGCAACAGGAGTGACCTTATCTGTTACAAGCACCGATTTCTTATCTTTCCCTTTTTCAACTGTTACGTCTTCGGCAACAAAATTCTCAATTGCCCTGACTCTCTGCAGTTCCTTGTGATGGTCAACGATATTATCTTTAAGTGATACCCTTCCATCTTCGTCATTGTCCACTTTTCCTACGAATGACTTGTTGAACAGTTTTGCGATGTCCACGGCTATCTGATCAAGTACTCTTATCACCTGATTAGATGTAAAGTCATCATTCTTATCTACCGTGATTGATGTAAAAGTATTTATGTCAGTGAGAACAACTGGTTTATTATCGGCCTTGTGGAACAGGAATTTCCCTGCTTTTATTCCATTTTCCAGTGCTGTCTGATTTTCCTTAAATTCAAACGTAAAATCTCCGTCGTAAACTTTATTTGAGACAGATTTGTTGACAGGGCATCCTGCTTCAGCTCCTGTGACCCAGTACACTGCAGACGATTCCTTATCGTCTTTGGAAATAGTTTTGTTTTCAACTGAAATAACACCTTCATGATCTGCATATGCTCCTCTGTAGACTACAGTCTGAAACTTAGCTCCAACTTCATCACGCATTCTTTTTGTGAACTGAATGTATAGTTTTTTAATTGTTTCGTCAGTTGCAAGACATCCCAGTGTGTTGAAATAGTAAGTCTCTATTTTGTCCAGAAACTTCTGATATTCCGTTCCTGTCACTGCACTTCCGTTTGTTCCGTTTTCAAGCGGTTTTGCAACTGTCAGGGTTAATGTTGCCCCTGTTTTAAAATCCACAAAATCATTATTGATTAAATCCTTTGCCGTTTTTACCGTCTGAACATCCACTTTTTTATTATCAAGTAGAGTAGTCACATCAAACATTGTAGGAGCGTCAACATTAGCCGCCACTGTTATTTTAATGCTGTTCCCTCTTTCGCCTGCATATTTTGCAGTGGCCAGGTCATTACTTGCCTTTGCCCCTTCATTCAGCTTATAACAGTAGACTGTCTTCGCATTAGAAAATAAGTCTCTTAAACCTTTCATTTTTTCATGGTCATAGCTATATCCGAATATTTTCAGGCTGTTTTTCTGAAAATCAGAATTTTCAACGGTGAACACTTCCCCGTCTACTCCCCAGTCAAGTTCCATTGCCATTGCAGCATAACCTCTGTCGGCAAGTGATACGATAGCCCTTGCCAGGCTGACAAAATTAATGTAAGTACCCGGCAAAACTTTATTCTGAAATAACCATGTACCTCCTCCGTATGCCATCTATTCCACCTCTCTCTTTAAAAATTCTTTTATTAAGTTATCCACTTCGTCAAAAGTGTATTCCTTGTCTTCTTCAAGCATTACTCCGAGAATATCCTTCTGCATTTCATATTTTTTTGAATCATACAGCTGTTCTTTTGTAAAGCTTGTGTTTGTTTCACTTTTCTTAGCCATTCTTTTTAATGCCTCCTTCTATCGAAAGACTTTCCATCTTATCATTTTCCTTTTTTTCACGGATAAAATAACTGAACTGAATAAAACTGTGCATATTCCCGTCCTGTATCTCAGTTTTTCTCTCAGTGCCTCTCATGATGTCTCCATTTTCGAGCGTTATCAGGTTAGTGATACTGTTAAGTTTTTCAATTACATCATATATTTCCCTTGAATTCTTTTTATTTTCATCAGCTATATAATCAATCCCGAACACTGTCACTGCTTTATACCTTAAGTCAACAATCTGAGTTTTATCAGTACTTATGACATGCACGAAAAAACAGGGTTCCTCAAAGTTCTGAGGTATTTGGTTGATATAAACCTTTATCCCGAATGTTTCCTTCAGCTTTCCAGTCAATGCATTCAATATGTCGTTTATCATACTCCAAGTACCTCCTTTATCCATGCTTCAAGTTTCTTTTCAATTATTTTCGGTAATTCCTTTTCCAGTTCCAGTTCTGCCTTTGTAAGAAAAAACTGCCCTGTAACCCATGATTTTTTTAACGATTTCCCAATTGCTTGAACATACCTTCCCGGAGTCTGCCTGTGCCCGAACTCGACATACGATGCATATTCAACGCTGTTCGTTATTGTCACCGTATATCCTCCGCCTGTATTGATCGCTTTCGCTCCTATACTTGCGTCCCAGCCACGTCTTAACGCTCCTTTGTCAACAGGCGTTCTTTTAATTGCTTTAGCAAGTAGTCTTGCACCCAGTTCATTGGTAATATTTTCAAGCAACAGTGCCGTATTTGCCTGACTTAATGTTTCAGCGGCTTTTCTTATTTCCGAAAAATCCACTTTAACTTTACTCGTTCCCATTTAAGCACTTCCTTTATATGCTTCAAGCACTATTTCCTGATGGTTCGTGTAAACTGCCGATATTCCCGAGTGCTTGTATTTCCTTGTAACTCCGTTCTGAGTGACTTCAATCACACTGCCCGGAGGAACATAAACTTCAGGAGCGATAAACAGTTTCACAATCTGCGAACTTACGGCAAAGGACTCCGTCTGACTGGTCTGACTTATATTCTTAAAACTTAACCGGCAAGGCAGATTTTCAAACAATGTCACTTCTGTGTGAATCGTCGCTCCATATTTGTCTTCAACATCTTTAAAACCAAATATATTACAAACTCCAGTCCATAGTGACTGTATAGCCTTTTTTGCCTTTTTCAATTGATTTTCTACCATACTATCCTCCTGTATCTCAAGAGTTCATCCTCTCCTCTTGTCATCAGATATGTCATATAAACTTCAAATTTGTCTCCCGTTGTCTTTGTATCCTCATAGACAACCTTTGTATCGCCTTCGCTTATTTCTTTCGCTACACGGTCAAAATCTAAGCCTTTCAGCTCAAGCTGGTTAAGTGATTTCTTAAAATATAAAAACTCGCCTGTACTCCGGTCAATCCAAATATGCTTCAAGCCTTCAGGAACTTTGTTCTGATTAGTCTTATTTTTAATATAAGACCTAACTTTCTCAATGCTCTGTTCCAACAAAAATAAGTCGGCATCTACGACTTCATAGCCTACCGACTTTAATGTTTTTATCACGTCTTCTTTGATATTTTCTATGTACTCCATACCCAGCACCTACTTCTTCGGTTTTTTAGCCTTTTCTTCCGTGTCTTCCGTGTCTTCCTCCACTTCATAACCGCGTTCCCTGAACCATTCGATTAAATTTTCGTTGTCAGTGTTTCCGACTCCGTTAACAAAATATACCCCGGCACTTGTCCCCGTATATTCCTGATTTGGTGATTTTATTACAGCCATTCAAAGCACCTCCTATTTTACTTTAATCTTTCTGAATATCCCTGCAGCCTTTGTCGCCTTCAAAGCAACCGCCGCAACCATTTCAACTTCTCCTGTCTTAACTGCTCCTGCTGTCTTATAATCAGGCAACCATGATTTGATTAATCCGTTTCCTGTCGGAGCGACTCCGTGGAATCCGTCCATTCCAAATCTTACAGCGTATAGAGATGTTTCCCCTGTTCCTGTTTTTGTTTCAGAAACTGGGTCATTTGTTCCTGGTTTAGCTCCAAGATTAATTAACGGAATTCCTGCATACATTTCAACCTGCTGTCCAAAGTCGTTCATGGATGTTGTGTACATCGAAGTTCTTCTCGCACAAGCCCTTATTCTCGCGATAAGCTGTAAGTTCCCTGCTATCATGGAAGGTGTTCCGTCAAGCCCCATCAAAAATTCATCCAGCATGTCAAGGAAAGCCTTGTAGTTAGTATCTATTGCGGCCGAAGTAGATAAATCTATTGCGGCTCCCGGAATAAATTCTGTCGAACTTCCTGTGATTGCTTTTTCAAGCCCGTCAAATGCCTTACTGTTCACTGCACTGTCTCCATTTATCACAGTGTTGTTAAATAAAGCAGATGCAGCTTTTATTTTCTGCGACATCTGTAACTGCACTTCTGACACTATTCCACCCATATCTGCAATAATTCTGTCAATTTGGAATGATCCCCCGAAGATTTTTAAGTCGACATTGTGTCTTTCCTTAGAAACTTCAGCAGGTGTGTATTCATGATTGACTTCTCTGAAGTCCGCGGTTGGTTGTGTTTTCAATCTTGTGTATCCGTAAGTCATTGTAGTTCCTCCTCCTGTCGGGGACACCACATTGTCAAACGGTATGTTGTTCATAATAAAATTACTCTTTGCAAATTCGTCAATCACTCCAATCTGCAAATCGTCCTGTACATTCTTTTTAGCTTCTGCTAATGTTATCGGCATATAAGCCACCTCCTATTTTTTTTAATCTGATTGTGTTGTAAATCTTGCCATTATGGCATCAGCTAGAGATTTTGGGGCTCTGCTTTCTCCTGTTCCTGTATTTCCTTCGCCGGGTTTCACTCCTGTAAAGTTAGGCCCTTTCGGATTTGCCTCTTCAACAGCTTTAAACAGCATTTTACTGTCTTCCGCTTTTTTCAGGCTTTCAATCTGTTCATTGATTCCAAGCAGTACATCACCATCCATTTTGATTTTACTCATATCCAGTAATGCTTTTACTGCCTTGACATTTAAGGCATCCGCTCCAAGCAAGGCCGTATCCACCGCTCCTGCCAGTTTTATTTCCGCAAGTTCAGCATTATATTTATCCGTTGCGGCCTTATTTTCGTTCTGCAATGTTTCAATTGTCTGCTTCAAAGCTTCAATGTCCCCAGTACTGTTCTTCAGAGTTTCAAGCTGTTTATCCCTTTCAGATAAATCTTTCTCAGCCTGTTTCTTTGCATTGTTCACTTCATCAAATCTTGCTTTTGGGATAAACCCTTTCAGCTGTTCGGTATTTGCTGACAGCACTTTTTCAGCCTGTTCCTCCGTCAGTCCAAGTTTTAACAGATCCTCTTTGTTCATAAAATAATCACTCCTTCATTTTTTTTCGCTGTATGTCAGCGGAATCATATCAGATTTGTTCTTTTACGCCTGCAAATTCTAAAAAAAAGGCGAAATAAAAAAAGAGCAGTCGTTAAACCGCTCTTGAATTATTACTGTTTACTTTCTTCTGTTCTCCATTTGAAAAAATTAGCCCAGTATGGATTTTCATTATCAAATATTTCTTTCTGTTCTTTTGTAAGATTGTGCGGGTAGTCTCTAAATAAATTAAAGATTACTTTCTTATCAAAAGAAAATAAATGTTCCCCAAATGTATCAATATTACTAACCCACCAAACTTTATCGGTAGAATTTTCTTTATAGAAATCACTTAGCATATCCGTCATATCCTTTCACCTGGTCAATTTCATTGGTATTTATATAACCCAAGATTTCTTCAAATTCTTTGTTGTCTTTCAATGAATCTATTTCAATTATCACATTTTTAGGTTTCAATTTTATCCCATACACTGTGTGGGATTTCTGACACCCGAACCTGTTTTTTAGTACTCCGTCAGTCAAAATCTGATAACCGTTGTTAAATGCATCCTGCAGTTCTAAGTAATAATACCTGTTCAATTCTCTCTTTACTATGGCTGCATGTGTTCCAACCCCCAAATAATATTCCTTTTCTTCTTCTGTAATAAAATCTAACAGTTCTTTTATTGCTCTAAAATCATTTGAGTTTTCAACTATTAAACTTTTAACACCTTTCATTTGTGCTATATCCAATATATTTTTTCTGTTCGAAAAAAATATTTGAGAGTTTCCGCCTCTAAAATCTAATACATCCATTCCATTCCTATTCCCGATATAAGCTAAAGCCACTGATGAACAGGATCCGTTTGTTTCATCGCCTCCTGCCAACCTCATTACGATTTCATAATCTTCCAATTCTCTGTTCAATTTTCCCACTTTTTTGTACTCAACCTTGTTAAGTTCCAAGTTTTTCAAAATTGTACTGTTCTTCCTTATTTCTTTTATTATACCACTTTTTTCAGTTTTTTCAAAGGAATTCTTGCTGATATATTTTTCTTTCCACTCACTATATTTCATATCTGCCGGAACATACTCTGTTTCTCCTGTTGTCTCATTCCTTGCAGCTCTTTCGCCTTGCATGTCATCAAAGTAAGGTGCAGTTGTTGTCCTGCAACGCACGTGAAATGGATTCGCAGTGACTCCGACTTCATAATCTTTTAAGTCAAATACTTTTCCGTCCATATCCTGACATATATCCGATGTCCTGTTATCCAGTGTGGCCACTATCTCATACTTTTCTACTCCCAAATCCTGATAACTCTTAAGCCTTGCCCTGCTTGAGTAAGCCGCACTTTCTGTATACACCAGCCTTGAGGCATTTGCTTTCGACACTTTCATTTTTTCGGCTATTTTATCTGCCAGTTTTTCAAGACTGTCGCCTCTGATAAACGCCTGCGTCATTTCAGTGTGCAGAGTATTTATAAGTTTGTCCTTATCCTCCCATATCCTGTCAGAAAAGTTTTTCCCGTCAGGAGCCCATGGCTTTTTAATAACTGTGTTTACCAGTTTATCGTTAAGGTTGTATATGTTAGTTCCTACTCCTGTACCTTTTGCTATCTGGAATGCTGTTCTGTTGTACTGGTCTTTATAAAGATTTTTAAGATAGCTTTCAAATCCACTTTCACGGCCGTTATAAAGCTTTTCTATTTCCCCTCTTACTTGCAAATTCATGGCCTCAAGCCTCTCAATGTGTACTCTTGCACTTGCGTTCTCAAGTTGTATGCTCCAGTCTTTTTTGATCCCGTTTTCCTCTCCATACTTGATATATTCGTCAAGTGTCCACTTAAATTCTTTGAGTTCTTTATCATTAAGCATCTTCTTAGCTTCCGCAAGTGATACATCATTATTTTTAGCTATTCTGTTGTACCATACTTCAATATCTTTGTTCAGCCTCGATATAGCTCTCTCGTATTCCAGTTGTTGTCTCCGGAATTCGTCTCCTGCTATTTTATTAAGCCTTTCCTCTTCCTCGATAAATCTGTCCTGCCAATAATTATTTTTACTCATCTATATCATCAGAGTGGTTATGCTCTCCGAATCCTCCGTAGTCTTCCATTTTCTCCTGTTTTTCTTCTTTGATTTTTTTCATTTCCTCTTCCACGTTTACTGACCATGGGTGCTGTCCGATTATAGTTTCCTGTGATAATATTCCAACTGACTTCTGACAGTCTTCAATTGCCTGACTTTCATTCACTAAAATATCTCTATTGAAAATTATATCCAGTTTCTCGTCTTCGGATATACCTAATCCCGTGTTTCTTAAATGGTTATTTACAAACCATATAAGATTTTCAAACGATGCCTTAAATTCCACTTCCATTGAATTTGCATCAAGATCTATGTCTGAATACATTGAACGGATATTCAGCTGGTTTGGGTTAGCTCCGAGCGTTTCAGTCTTTGCGTCAAATCCTCTTCCGTTTTCAATGATGGCCTTCTTAAATATATCAACCAGAACTTTATAATTTTCATTGTTTACTTCGATTTTTAATGAATCGACTCCACCTTCTCCTGTTTCGTCTGAACGTATCGGAATTACACCGTGAACTCTCAGATTGTGCCTAAACTCGCTCCAGTCCGTTCCGTCGTAGTTCTTCACAATCAGAATTGTATTTCTAGGGTCTTCTTCCACCCTGTCCTGCATCACTGATATAAGCTCATTCAGTGCATCCTGTAAGGATTTCACTCTGACAAGCAGAGGCATTTCTGACTCATCATATCTAAATGGTATTACAGGCAGTTTTAACCAGTTGTATCCCTGCACATCTCCGTTATTATCTTCAAGTTTCAGATACGATTCAGGTTCCCTGTCAGCCATAAGTGAATTATTCCAGTTATAATATTCAACTCCTGTTTCCCTGTATACCTCAACCTTTGTTGACGTCTGAAATCCTCCATCCTTGAATTCTTTAACCGTATAAAGCCTTACTACATAGTCAAGCTCTTCATGTTCTTCGTCCTTCCATACCGGTATCACGTTCCGACCGTCAAATCTTTTAAATTTTAATTTCCCATCATTTCCAATATATACGTATAACCAACCTATGCCATATTTATATGCATCTTTTCCTACCATCCTGAGAAGTTTCAGAAATCGGTCATTGATTATACCCTTCAGTGACTCTGTATATTCATCATTGTCAGACTGAAATGTGGGTGTTTTTGAAAGTAGATAATTCGTCTTCTGATCAACAAGTTTTGAGTACTGGTTATCAATAAGTTTGGCAACCTTGACATTCTTAAGTGGTTCCAGTTCTCCGTTTTCATTTATCATATCCCTGTGCCTGTTCAGTACATCATGCTGGCCAACGTAATATTTATGACTGTCTTCCATCTGTTTCTTTTTTCTTGACATAAGGAAGTCGTTTATTAATCTTTCAAGTTCATTTCCCATCTTTTTATTTCTCCTAAACAGTTTTTTTATAAAATTAAACATTTCCAATCTCCTTAGAGTGTGTATTTACCTTTCACATTTGTTCTTTCTGCCACTCCTGTGGTTGCGTCAGGGGCATCATCGTACTTATTTTTCCCTTCCTTCTGGTATTTATTCATTGCAGAGTAATATTCGGGCCATCTGTCCCTCCAGTTTTTAGGAAAATATATGTGGTCCATTACCCAGGTGCTGTTTGATATAATTCTTGCCGTCTTATTTTTCGACTGATGGAACCATGTAACCCTGCAGGAGTTCGTATAGTGCTCAAATTTTAAAATTCTTTCAACGTTACGGGCAAAACCCCGTCCACCATTATTACTCTCAATCACAGCTAAATTTACTTCATTTTCAAAGTGTCTTCTAGCTGTCTCCTTTTCAGTTATTTCCATTCCTTCCTTCGTGTAATAGACGTCCAGTACATATGCCTCCCTGTTATATTCCCCGTATATGATACTGCACAGATAGTCACTTCCCTGATCCGCTGTATCTGTGTAGCTGCATATCCTGTCAAATTCAAAATCTATTCTGTCATAAGTCTTGAATGATGTATATAGACGTCCTTTAAGGTCTATCGGTTCCTGCTGATAATTGGCACTTGCTATATCCTCACCCATCGTTTTTTTCTTTCTCAGATACTCTTCGTAAGTGAGAACTTTATCGCATAACATTGTCCCATCATTCTGAAGGGCCTTCATTTTTACCTGTTTTATCTTGTAACCTGTTCTTAACATTTCATCATAAGCTTTTCCAGCTAAATCATTTGAGTGCCATCTTGTCATTATGATTATTATCTTTCCGTTTGTCTCAAGTCTTGAAAGCATCGTATTTGTAAACCATTCCCAATGTTTTTCCAGTACATTTTCATTATTTGCCTCTTCTGCATTTTTAATCAGGTCGTCAATTATGATTATATCCGCTCCAAAACCTGTTGCAGTTCCTGTCGGCGATGTCGCCAAATAATTACTGTACTGACCTTCCAAGCTCCACAGATTCATTGCCCCGTCACCTTTTTTAATTTTGATATCCGGAAATATGTCGTTGTAAACAATCTTATCTGGATCGGCCTTTATTTCAGAAATTGTATTTCTCACAGCTTTCGAAAATACAGTTGACAGTGTCTCGTTGTATGAACCTGTCATTATTTTCTTTGAAGAGTTTCTTCCAAGCAACCATTCGACGAACATTGTGGCCGTCCTTGATTTCCCGTGTCTCGGTGGCAGATTGATAATCAGTACGTCGTCCTCGGATTCGACGAATTCCTGCATATCCTGACACAGTTCTAACAAATAACTTCTATCACTTTCATAAAAATCAGGTGACATCAGATGGCAATAAAAAAAGAACTCACGCCTTGCAAGTTCCAGTTCTGCCTGTCTTATAAGTTCCCTATTTCCCATTTTTAATTATTTCCTTCAGTTCTTCAGTTGTCAGACCTGCGAAAGGGTTGCCTGTCTTGACTTCACCCGAAAACTGTATTTTATCGTTAAACATTCCGAGATGTCTCCCCAATAATTCTAATGCCTTCTCTTTACTGCAGAAACTCACTTCAATTCCAAGTTTGGTCTCCTTCACTCCTGAAATACATGCTCTCTGTTCTTCTGTTAGTTCTGAAAAATCTTTTATAACAACCTTTGAATATTCCCCTCTTTCTGTTTTGAACTTCTTGACACTGACAATCGAAGTTATATCCGTAAAAGCCAGTCTCGCTATTTCCTTAAGTACTTTATCCTGTGTTATTTCCGTTCTTTTCGCTCTTTCGTTCATTCTTTTCTGTATTTCTTCAGCAACCTTGGTATTTCTTAGCAATTTGCTCCCGTTAGTTGCTGCTGTCTCCTCACTTTTTATATTTTTGTATGCCGTCTTGTATGCCCTTGTGGCATTAAGATCTTTCAGATATTCATTTACGAAAACCTTCTGCTTATTTGTCAATGTCTTCACCTCGTTTCTCAAAAAATAAAAAAGACAGCTTTTAAACTGTCTTCTGATAGTCTGGCGTATGGCCCATGGATCCCGCCTCGACAAAGTTATATCTCAAATTTCCTAAAACCTTAAATTTCCATTCTAACCTATTATAACACATATAAATTTTTATACAAGGACACGAACCGGACATTTTCATTAATTTTTTTTAATAATTCATTATATCCTGTATCACATTATCTGAAAAAATTAATGCCCTCAACCTGTTGATAAGCCTGTTTTTCTGACGTCTTATTGTCCTTTCGTCTACTCCGAATTTCTCTGCTACATATTCAAGTGTCATTTCTTCAAAATATTTTAATTCAATAATTTTATAATACTTGTCATCCTGAATATTTTTTAGTGCATTTTCCGTCATACTTATAACGTGTTCAAGTCTTTTTATCTCGTTTTCGCAGTTTTCTATCATATTTTCGATTTTTTCGACCTCTGATAGATATTTTTTGGTCGCTTGAACATTTACACCTGTTTCCTTTTTCGAAAGCAGGACGGGGGCATTATGTAAGCCTGAGAGCCTCTCACGTTTAACCTCTATGGCCCCTTTTAAATATTTCAGCTCGTATAATAATTTTTCTGTTCGCTGAAACGGAGTCAGATTTTTCTGAATTTTAAATTCCCTGTCCTCCTTCAGAATCTTTGCCACTTCCTCCGCTATCGCTCTTGCCGTTGCCATTAGTATTCCCCCTTTGTCCGTTCTTTCGTATTTCTTAACCACACTTCGTGATGCACCTGTAAAAACTCTTCTTCCGTTGCACCTATGTGCCCCGCTATGGACAGCATTGCCCCGAAAATTAAATTTTCTGCTTCTTCCCGTATTTTCGTCAACTGTGACAGTGCACTTTCTATGTCCGTAAAGAATCTGGACCACAGATACATGTCCATACATCCGATTATCCTGTACGGCTTCTGGTCAATATAGCTGAGATAAAAATGCAGGCAGTCAGATAATTCTTCCAGTGCTTTTCTCCTGTCGACCGGTTTAGCATGATTTTTCCAGTAGTTCCATTCGCTCTTGAGTTCCTGTGCCAGTTCCCCCAGCTCTGTGAAATATGCTATGTATGTTCTTATCTGTGACCTTCCCCTCAACGTTTTCTTTTCATCGAACTTCTTATCCAGCATCGCCTGTCTTTTCAAAAGTTCTTCTATATCAAATTTCTTTAGTGCTTCCATTCTTTTCCTCCTCACATTCTTTCAGATACCAGCCCAGGTAAATCTGTGCCTTTTTATAGTCCTCCAGTCCGTTTTTCTTCTCTGCACGGATTAAATATTTCATGATGTTCCCCTTGCAGAAGGCCTTAAAGCCTTCTTTTCCAAGTGTTGCCCTGATTACATCAATACTTTCTATGTTAAGTCCTTCAAGTCTGTAATGTTTAGGACTTTTCACGTTGTTCTCAACGCTACTCAACTCTACTCCGTTTTTATCTGTTCCACTCAACGCGTTTTCCTCCTCCGGTTTTTTAAATTCATATCCCTGCCCCATCAGTCTTCCTGCTTTCAGCGTGACTGAATATTTTGTCCTCTTAAGTGCACTGGCACAGGCCTTTGCACCTTTTATGTAGTAAAATTCCTGCAGGAACTTTATTTCCTTTTCTGTAAATCTTGCCTCCGCCCTGTTCAAAAAGCTTTCGTTTCTGAGTTTTGTCAGTCCTGAACTCCCGAACATTTCTATCATTTTGCTTCTTACTGCATTTTCCGTTCTGCCCAGTCTCCTTGCAATTTCTTTTTTTTGTTACCGGTGTCAAAAACAAGCTTTTTCAGTAGTTCCAGTTCCTGTTCTTTCCAAGGCTCCTCTATCCTGATTCCGTAACGGTGGGTGGCCTCTTCTATAGTTCTTTCGCTCCTTTCGAGGATTTCCGCTATTTCCTTAATTCTAAGCCTTTCAACGGTTCTGAGATATCTAAGGTCTTCTATCTCTCCCGTTGTCCAGCTTTTATAGACCTTTCCCATTTTCTAACTCCCGCTCTCGATTATTTCCGCCGTGTACGGCAGGAAATGCTTGTTGAACTTAGTTATCAAAGTCCTTGAATATTTCCTTAACCTCGCATCTATATCCAGGTCTTTGTCAGTAAACATCTGAACCACTTTAAAATTGACTATGATGTCTTTTAAAGTTTCAAGGGCTTCAGCAACTTCAGGGTCTTCACATGGAAGGTCGTCCTTCCATTTTTCGCTGTAGTGTTTATCAAAAATACCTCTTAATCCGTCATACAGTGCATGCATTCCCCTGTCACGGTAGATTTTATTATCGAAATTATATTTTTTCTTCATTTCGGGGCTATGGAACAGGAACGTCAGCCTGACTGTCTGTTCAATAAGGCTCTTAAGCCCTTCGTAATTTTCAAGCATCGGATAGTTTGCCATGCTTTTAATTTTAACTTTCTTCATGTCAAGCTCCCTGTTCGGTTCCGGACAATGTCTGTTAAGTCCAAGCTGACTGAAAAGTCTGAATCTGTCCAGCAAGTACCCTGATGCTTTGTAAACTGAGAACAGGAACATATGTACCTCCCCGTTCTCAATTATTTCCTTTTTAATTTCTTTTTTATCTAGCTTTTTCGTTTTTATTTTTCTCGCCATTGTTTTTCACTCCTGTCCCCACGTGTCCAGATGTGCTCCGCATGCATCGTCCCATAAAGCGTGTCTGTAAGTCACAATCGCATCGTAGATCCCCTCAAGTGCAATCAGCTGTTTTTCCGTAAGTGAGTTCTTTGATATAAACTGCTGTTCTATCGACATAAGGAAAAGTTTTATTTCAGTTTTATCTGTATTTTCCTTGCAGTATTTTATCTTGTCAAGTATCCTGTTAATTTTTCTGATTTCAATTACTTCCTGTACCGTTACCATTATTTTTCGCTCCCTTATATTTTTCTATTCTAGCCTTCAGACTCTGCAGCAGTTCCTCCTGTATGTCGCCTTTACTCTGCAGTGCCTTCATGACGTCCTCGTCACGTGTGTTACTGCACACAAGGTGATGAATTATGACTTTCTCCTTCTGCCCCTGCCTGTGAAGTCTCTTGTTGGCCTGCTGGTAGAGTTCAAGGCTCCAGTTAAGTCCGAACCAAATGACATGGTTCCCTCCGTCCTGCAGATTCAGGCCATAAGCCGCACTTGCAGGATGTGCAAGCAGGATATCAATTTTTCCGCTGTTCCAGTCCTTCTCATCCTGCACTGTCTTAAGCTCCCTCACTTTGAGTCCCGACTTGGCCAGTGCACCTTTCATCCTGTCAAGGTCATGCTTGAAACTGTAGAACACCAGTGCCGATTTCCCGTTGAGTTCCTCCACCAGTTCCATGAACCTCTCGATCTTGCATTTATGGATTTCGTGCACATCTTTTTTTTCGTCATACACTGCTCCGTTACTTAACTGTAAGAGTTTATTCGACAGTGCCGCCGCATTTGCGACTGTTATTTCTTCAAGACTGTTAAGCTCCAGTATCATCTGCTTTTCAAGTTCCTCATACTGTTTCCTTGCTTTCGCATCAAGCTCCACACTGACTATGTTGTCCACCACGTCAGGCAGTTCAAGGTAATCCTCCGCCATCATGGACACGCATATGTCAGCTATTCTGTCCATGATTGACTTGTCTGAACCCTGCTTAAGTTCATACTCGCCATACGGATTGTTTCCATATCTGTAAAAATTGAAATATCTCTCCCTGAATGCCGTTATATTTTTTCCCAGCCGTTCTCCCTGATCCAACAGGTAAATCTGTGCCCATATGTCCTTCAGTCCGTTCGGTGCCGGAGTTCCTGTGAGTCCTACAAGCCTCTTAATCTTACCCAGTACAAGTTTAAGTGCCTTGAACCTTTTTGCCTGATGGTTCTTAAAGCTTGAGAACTCGTCTATGACTACCATGTCGAATGGCCAGTCGTTCCTGTAGTAGTCCACAAGCCATGGTATGTTCTCCCTGTTGATCACGTATATATCAGCAGGGGTGTTCAGTGCATTAATCCTTTTCTTTTCTGAACCCAGTACAGCTGAGAATTTAAGGAGCTTCAGGTGATCCCATTTTTCTGCCTCCCTGAACCATGTGCTTTCTGCAACCTTTTTCGGTGCTACGACAAGTACCCTGCTGACCTCGAACATGTTAAGCTTAAGTTCATCTATGGCCGTAAGCGTTATTATTGTCTTTCCCAGCCCCATGTCAAGCAGAAGCCCGACTTTTTCAGTATTTACAACTTTATCAATGCAGTACCTCTGATAATTATGTGGCTTGAACTTCACTTTGCCTTCCTCCTTCAATTTCCAGTATCTCTTTTATTTTTTCCTTTGAGTCCGCGATATACACTCTCTGACCGTATGCCTGTATTTTCTCGATCTGTCTGTCCTGTAATGGTCTCGTTGTTTTTCCCGTTGCCTTAAGTTCCACGAAAAACAATGTTTCGTTCGGCAGAAGGCACAGTCTGTCTGGCACTCCCGCATGTCCGGGGCTCACAAATTTATATGCGGTGCCTCCCATTTTTTTCACTTCGGACACAAGGTATTTTTCAATTATACTTTCCAACATTTTTTTGCCTCCTTATTTTTACCTGCCTACAATCTTTACATACACGCGTATATAGAGACTATAAAATAGGTAATTTAGGTAATTTAGGTGCGTATAGTAGTATTACCTAATTTATCTAATTTATCTAATTTAACCTTATATATGAAAAGTTTGTAGTTTTGTAGTTGTATTTGATGTAACCGTTAATTTTACTGATTTTGAATTACCTACATTCTACCTACAAAGTCACCTACAAACTACATTCTCAATTTTTTTAATTTTTTCTTAACCTACAAACTTTGTAGGTGATTTTGAGATTGTAGGCGACTTTGTTTGTCACTTTGTAGGTGATTTTTCCACCTAAATTACCTAAAATATAAAAGTTTGAAAAAGATTGTAGTTTTTGTAGTTATACCTATTTATCTTTTTTTTTTTTGAATCCTCTCTGATTGCCGTAATCACCGTACTTCAATGGTGTTTTATGACGTTCCCAGCCTTCCATATTTTCAAGGATGCCGTTGACTTCCATACTGTCTGAATTTTTAATGTAAGCCTTTTTCATCTCGAAGCATTCGACCAGTATTTCTGCCGCACAGACTCTGTCCCTCGGAACTGTTTTTATCCCTGATTTGTCAAATCCTTCGAAGTAGTAGTTTTTTCTTTTGGCCGTTCCCCATTTATGCCAGTCTTCAGGGATTTCTTTCTCAAGGAAATCCTTCACCATCCCCTCCCTGGAATTTACGATTCTGTGTTCTTCCTGCTTCTGTTCTGCGATTTTAAGTTCTTCCCCTGTCAGGAATAGGCTTTCACCCAGTACGTAGTTCATGTATGCTTCTGCCCATATCTGATCTCTTTCGGCATCAAGGTCTTTCCATATGCTCTTTTTAGGTTTTTCGGTTCCTACTTCGACTGGCCAGAACCTCCTGTTCCCTGTCCTGTCCCTTAGGAATTCGCTGTCGTTTGAAGTTCCAAAGAACACACATCTTCTCGGGTATTTCTCGGTCACGTGGCCATACGCTTTCCTGTATATGTCGTCCTGCTTACTCAGGAACTGTTTTATAAGATTAGTTTCACTTCTGTTGAATCCTGTAAGTTCTCCAAGTTCATTTATCCACGTTCCCTGAATCAATTCTGCGGCTTCTTTGCCTTCGAAAGTCTGAAGGCTGTCCGAGTACCACTCACCTCCAAGTTTAGCAAGGAAAGTACTCTTGCCTATACCTTGCTTACCTGTGAAGATGGGCATGTAATCATACTTCACCCCGCCATCGATAGCTCTCGCAACCGCAGCCGTCAGTGATATTCTCATAACTGCCCTTGTATAAATGTCATCCTCCGCTCCTAGATAATCACTCAGAAGAGTTTCCAGCCTAGGCGTGCCATCCCATCTAACACTTTCGAGGTAGATTTTCACACTGTTGTACTTGTTCTTGCTTGACACTATGAGAAGAGCATCGTTTACCTTGTTTACTCCGGTAAGACCATATCTATTTTCGAGGTAGTTTCTCAGTCCACTGTCATCCACTTCCTCGTACTGTCTTACAAAGTTACGGCTGTCCCATGGAAGAGCCCCCGTAACCATTGCCCTGTTGGCAAATTCATCTATTGCGAACTTCCCTTTCAGGTTGATATCATTGTCCAGCACGAGTTCCATATTTTTTATTGTTCTCGCATTGTTACCTTTATCGTTCTGTTCCAGCTGATCCATCCATGACAGATCTGTTGTTTCATCATCCACTGTTGTGAAATCCCTGGCCGCCTTTTCGTACTGTTCCCTGTTAAGTATTGCGGACACTTCCCTTATACCCCTCGCAAGTTTTGACATCTCGACGAATGACGGGAACCTGTTTGCAGGGGTACCTTCCTTCACATCCGCATCCATATCCGCAAACTTATGGAGCCTTACCATGTCGAAAGCATTGCACAGCTTACCTCCCGCAGGGTCAGTGGCATGATGCGAGTATACGAAGACGTCGTCATATATCACTGCCCCTCCGTACGTGCTCCCCTGGGTGTAGGTCATCCTTTTCCCGTCATCGGATATATCATACTCATCAGGAATAAACTTTTCCACAGCCTCGGCTATGGTGAAAGTCTTACAGAAAGCCCCTATAATCCCTGATTTCTCAAGAGGGTTTTCCTGTTTTTTAAGCATCTTTTCTGCCATTTTTTCTGCTCCAGGAACCTGTGGCCACTCCGTCATGTCCTTCCAGTCCTCATACATTGCGAGGATTCCGTCAACTGACAGTGGAGCCTTTTCAAGATTGAACCTGTATAGATATCTGCTGTCCACCGAACAGCTTGCCCAGAACATCAGCCTAGCGGGTTCAAAGGTGGTAGGGTCGCACATGGCCATACCTATCATCTGAGCCACTTTCCTTGCCACAGGCTCATATTCATCGGGGGACATGCTCCTGTCTGTCACGATAATAACCCTTAACCTTGGCCTGCTCTCCATGTGCTTACGTGTGCCGTACACGGCGTAGGACATGTTAAGGCTTTCAACTTTATTAATAACTTCTTCCGTTTTTCCCGGCTCGATGTTATCCAGGTCTAATGTTATTAAGTCCCTTGATAGCAGGTTCACGTTTTTTCTTATACCGTCCTTAAGCTTTCCCGCAACAAAGCCTCCGACATCCTTAAGTTCATCCTGTTTTGACTTCGGCAGTTTCAGGAAGTCTTCAAACTTCTCGGCAGTCCTTGTCGGTGTTTCAAGCCTCTTGACGAACTCGCTCCACAGAAGCTTTTCTGTTTTCCATCTTGTCTCCTTCCTGTTACCTGCTGTACTTATCACTATTTCCCTGTTGTACATTTTTACCTCCTTCCTAATCCTTCTTATAGTATTCCGTTTCAAATCCGTCTGCCCTCAGTATCAGCCCCTTAGCCCATTTAAGTTCTTCTCCCATCAGGTCGCACACTTCCTCTACAGTGACGCCCATCGGGGCTTCCAGTACAACTTCATCGTGTATGTGCATTACTATCTTATAGCCTTTATCGGTCAGCTTAAGAATTGTTGCGGCGAGACAGTCACGGGCTATTGCCTGCACAATGTTCTCCACGAGCTTTCCGCCATACGTTTCCGACGTTTCCCATTTGCCTGAAACCTGATTCGGTGCCTTGTAGGTGATTACCGTTGCACCCCAGCTGTTCTCCCTTGTTCCGGGGCTTACATAGTGGAGCTTACGGCCACTCGGAAGGGTTACCGTCAGGAAGTCGAGCCCTTTTGCAAGGTCACCTTCCCTTGAAAAAAGTATTCCGTTTACCGCCTGTCTTGTTCCGTTCAGCACCACTTCTGCGGCAGCATTTCCCACGGCATACCACAGGTCCACTATTCTCTTATTTGAATTTCTCCACATTCTGACAATTTCAGGAAGTTCCTCCTCAGTAAGTCCCATGTTGATTGCACCCATGGCCATGAGGGCTCCGCTTGACCCCTGATAACCGAGTGCAAGTTCCGCAACCTTCCCTTTCTGTCTTAAGTGGTAGTTCTCCTTGCCCTTCGCAATTGTCGATATGTCCACACCGAACATCTGCGATGCCGATGCCTCATATATTTTTCCGTGAGTCCTGAACACGTCAAGCCTCCACTGTTCGCCCGCAAGCCAGGCGATTACTCTTGCTTCTATTGCCGAAAAGTCGGCGATTACAAATTTCTTTCCTTCCTCCGGAACAAATGCCGTACGTATTAACTGCGACAAGGTATCAGGTATATTGTCATACAGTATGTCCAAAGTCAGCAGGTCTCTTCTTTTTACCATGTTCCTTGCATCATCAAGGTCTGACAGATAGTTCCTAGGCAGGTTCTGTACCTGTACAAGTCTTCCCGCCCATCTTCCTGTCCTATTCGCTCCGTAGAACTGCAGAAGTCCCCTCACCCTTCCATCTTCACAGAGGGCATCTTTCATGGCCACATATTTCTTCGTGCTTGTCTTACTCAGTTCCTGCCTTATTTCGAGCACTCTTTTTACGTTCCCTTCGGTTTCCTGAATAAGATTTTTAACTGTCTCCTTCTGAAGATTTTCGGCATTTACGCCTTTATCTTTTAACCATTTCAGTAACTGCACTGTACTGTTAGGGTTTTCCAGCCCTGTCAGTTTTTTTGCTTCATTCAGCAGATATTCATTCCAGGTGTCACTGATAAAAAGTGCACTTTCAACAAGCTCACTGTCCACTTTAATACCTTCGGCATTCATTCTGACATCAGTATGCCACAGCTTCCATTCAAATTTTGGAAGTTTTATCCCTTCGAGTTTTTCCTTTATTGACATTTCTGCCACCACATCCTGCCTGTTATATTCCTTGTAAAGTTCCCACTTTTCAGGCTCGTGGTGGGGCATGTTTCTTGTTCTTCCGCCGTTCCTCTTTGTAGGTTTGCACGGAACGGAGAAAAGTCTTATAAGAGCCTTACCCGTTGCAGATTTTTTCTTATCGTTTTCAAATCCCATTGCCTTCCCGACCTTGTCCAGTCCTCCCGGATAACCGGCATAATATGCATGTATCATGGTACATCTCCACTGTTCGAGATTAGTCCTGTATCCTGCCTGGTTAAGGCAGTACCACTCGAAAGCCGCATTATATGCCCTTAGCTCAGTTTCCCCGTCATTGAGCATCTTCACAATTTCCTCCGGTACCACCCCACCTTGTGCAAGGTCAATCACTTCAACGGGCGACCCGTTGAGCGAATAGGCAAAAAGAAGGATTTCAAAATCCGTACTCTGTGCATACTTATACAGTCCTGTCTTTGAAATATCCTCACTGCTGTAAGTTTCAATATCTATGTTCAGTACATTCATTCGTTATCCTTCCTTTTTAATTAATATAGTTCTTCATCCTCAACCGGAGCGAAGTCCTGCTGGGCTGTTCTTCCTCCTGCAAGCGGTTCTCCGTCCGACACCTTCTGTACATTTCCAAGTCCTGCACCTATACCTTTTTTCCCTGTGAACATGTAAGGGAAAAAGTTTACCGTTACGTTCGCGTAAATTCCACTATATATTTCAGATTGGTCCATTATAGGATTCACATACTTGTCCACTACTTGAGGCGGATAATCTGTTTTTGCAGATGCTGTAAATACCCAGTGGCCTTTGCACTCAGGTCCGAAAGGCTCCCCATTCTGTTTTACTCCGTCACCGTCCCAAATAGGAGTTGGAACATGAGGTGGCTTGACACCGTTCCATTTTTCAGCTGTTCCTATTTTTATTGCCTCCGCAATTGCAGCATCAATTTTCTGTTTTGCTGCTGTATCTGATTTCGGTACAAGTATTGTTGTGCTATATTTTTCTTCCGCTCCCGGAGTTGCCGCATGTGGTTTAAACAAGTGTACAAAGCTTAGTCTTCCTCTTACGTTTATTCTAGTGTTCTGATTTTTTTCCATATATTATCATCCTCTCTTAATCTATTATTTTTTCAAATTCATCTTCAGCATTAATAACATCATTTATATACGGAGCCCTTTTATCCGACTCCATTACAAGTGTAGGCTTACCTTTAGGTTTTATTACCAGTTCACCCACGTAATCATTAAAATCTTTCTTCCCTATTGCCCCTTCGAGCTGGCTTAATGTAAGCATCTTACGTTCATACATCAGCTCCTCGGCTATCCCCTTGTCCTTCAGTATCTCAAACGCTTTTTCATTATCTGAGAACGTTCTCACCGACCTTCCTTCGACAAGCTTCCACCCTGGAACTGTTTCACCTTTCAGGATTGCCTGCTGGCAGTAGTTTTCAATGTCCTTGACCCATTTCACGATATCCTGTGCCCTTTTAAGTATGTCACCCATTTCGGCATTACTTAAGATGTTACCTTTTAGCTTCATATCTGTTTCAAGGCTCATGTTCATTTCCGCCCTTGCCCTGCATACTGCCTTTGCCCTGCAGAACGTACATTGTCCCGGAACAAAATTGCCTTCGGCATTAAATGCCCTTTCAGCGTTAGGTTTAACTTCTTTTTCCGCCCACTCCACAAGCTCATCTGCCGATATTTCCCACACCGAAATGCTGTCCAGTCTCGGCTGTACAATTCCCATGTTGACCGTCTCTATGTCCTCGAACAGCGAATATTCAAGATACGCTCCTAACGAATAGAGCATAAGCTGTGGGTTATTTTCCGCAAATACAGGCACACCTTTTCCGTACTTTAAATCCCTTACATATAAAGTTTTTCCGTATACCGTTACGAAGTCGCACGTTCCGAACCCTTCAGGCACATATGCACTGAAATCCACTTTTTTCTCGATTGATGCCACAGCAGGTTTATCAAACGACATCATAAGCTCCTTGATATGCTCGAGATAGGCATCCGTATATGCATCCATTTCCTGCTTATACAGTTTATTCGCCTTAAGCTTTTTCAGTCTGCTGTTGTAAGTACGCGGACCCATCGGGCTTATGTATTTTGTCAGCTTGAGTTCTGAAATTTCGTGTGCCAGTGTTCCCTCCTCGGCATATTCTGAAGCTGTTTCAGGGAACAGTTCCTCAAGCCTTGCACTTGGATTGCAGTTCATCCATCTTGCCGCCCCGCTTGCCGAAAGCAGGGCATGATCCCTTTCCTTGTGATTTATCATATTCTCACTCCTAACTCCCTTAAATCGTTCGCAAATGCGTCATACAGCTTAGGGTCAAGTTCTGTCAGTTTTGACAGGTTGTATTTCCCTTTTATCAATTCAGCTACCTTTGAACCTAAATTCATTGTTGAAGCTTCATGACACCCCGCTTTAAGCTGGTCATAGCTCCACCCCTGTGTTCCTTCTGAAGGAGTTTCTGCTTTTTTAGGTTCTTCCTCCTTCGGAGTTTCTACGTTTTTAACAGGAGCTTCTTCCTTTTTATCAGGCTCCACTTTTACATCATTTGTCTGCCAGTCCCCTGTTTTTGTTTCTGTTTCCACCTTTTCAGACTCTTTTATTTTCCCGGCTACTGAAGCTGCTATGTTCTGTACCGGATTATTTTCCAGTCCTGCCAGTGCTTTTGAAAAGTTTTCTATTACTTTTCTACTTTCCTTTTCAATTTCAAATAAAACCTTTATTTCCATTATTCGTTCCCTCCGTTATTTTTGTCATATTCATCAGCCGGTACCCATTCGATGTTGTCAAATGCGAACTCCACCATTTTGGTTATCACATCCACTTTGCTCCATCCTGTCTCATTTGACACGATGTCAAGCAGGTTATGGGTACTCGACCTTATTCTGATAGGCACTCCGTAATCCTTTTCATTTTTTATTATTTTCTTCGGTAATCTGAGTTTTTCCATCTGTCCTCCTATTCTCTTAATGCAAGCGGCATTATTAAGTAAACCCACTTACTGTCGGTTTCTCCCCTTACAAGCACCGCATTTTTTTCATTCGACATTTCCATGACGGTCAGGCTGTCCTTAGACTTATGTAAATAGTCCGCCAGAAATCTTAAGTTCAGTGAGATTTTTAAATCTTCCCCTGTCTGCACCGTATCAATTGTGTCTCTGTATTCAACGGCAAATCCGTCCTTTGCCTTTATTGTCAGCCTGCCTCCCTCCCCGGAAGTCAAGTATACCTCCGTTTTTCGCCTCCTTGTTGTATTTCGCAACTGTAAGCCCTTTTCTGAGCGATACGTGAAATACTTTCGTGTTCAGAAGCACCTTTTTGTCATTTTTTAGTCCCTTGATTATCGTTTTATAATCAGGAAACGAAAGCTTAACCGGTTCTGTCCGTATGTTGACGCTTCCAAGTCTGAAATTAATCTTTCCACTGATATCCGTCATTACCAATACTGTTTCTTCAATCCCCTGTATTTTTGACTTCAGAGCTTTGATTAGCCCTTTTACCGCTTTCAGGGGGATACTGACAGATAAAGACCCCTGAGGTTCCGTTATCTCTGTTTCACACATGGCCAGTCTGTAAGTGTCTGTTCCTATAGCTGTCAGTTTATTATCTTCCGTTTCCAGTCTCACACAATTTACCGCGACGTTCTCGGGGTCGCATGATGTTGAAAATTCTACTTTTTCCAAAGCTTCTTTAAGTTCCATTCTTTTTATTTTAAATTTTAATGCTTCCACGATATCCTCTTTAAATCCTGGATTATACTCATTTAAAGGTATTTCAGACGTGTAATTTTTTGCTATAATTTTTATTTTGTAATCATAAGCTTTAATTGATATCTCAGTATCAGGAGCCTGTTTTATTGCGGTCTTGAACATCTTACAAGGTATGGCCACCTTTCCTTCTTCCTCCACATGCCCGTTAATTCTGACTTTTGCACATGTCTCAGAGTCAGAAGCGAAGATTTCAATTCTGCCATTTCCGTCTGTTCTGATGTGAACAAGCTTAAGATGTTCCATGCATGCCCTCTCCGTGCTTATGAAATTCTCGGCCACTTCGACTGCACTGAGAAGTTCCTTTTTTAATATTTTTAATTCCATATTGATTTTTCCTTTCGTTAGTGCTATACTTTTATTGTTATACTTTTATGACTAGTCGATATTGCCGGTATCGGCTTTTTTTAGTTCTGAAAGAATGACATAATAACTAAATCTTTCAGGTTTGGATTTTTCAAATTCATCCAAGTTTTCGTAAATGTAAATTTTTTCTTTTTCATCCCATTCATCCAATCTGCTCCATCTGTTGCCACAGCATGAGCAATCATATCCTTTCTCAACTCCGTCAAAATAAACTTCTTTTGGGATGATTTCCTTGTCCGCTACTGCAAGATGTTTATAATCGTATGTTGTGGCTCCCATACACTTCACAGGTAATATCAGCATATTATCCTTATAAGTTTTTCTTATTTCTTTAAGGTATCCACCGCTTGCGTTCTGCCAGTACACATACATTTCCTTTATTTGCATTTAAATCACCTCCTTTCCGTCTTTATAAAGTTCATCGAGAATCATATAGTAATCCTCTTCTGTTTCGTAGTAAATTCCTTCAATTTCAGGCATTTTGCCCACCTCCTTTTTTAATTTTGTAGACTTTATCCATTACTTTAACTACATTCAGACCTGTTTTTGTGAGTTCCGAGTTTTCTGAAATCAGTCTTCTTCTGTTCAGCATCAGCAGTTCTGCTTTTGATACGAGCAGGAGATTATCAATGCTGAGGTTCAGCTTATTTCCATCAGCAAATATTATGGAATGTTTCTCCGGGATAGGCCCGTGAAACCTCTGTCCAAATAAGCTTATGCTTGTACTCCCACACGTTAGGCTCTGCTATTTTAGTCTTAACATATCCGTCAGTGGTTACCGCATCCTCGCCAACCTTCATTTTATTATGTGGGATAGCCCCTTTCCTGAACGTTGTCCTGTTGCCTGTTCCCGGGAACTTTTTCCCTTTATTGTGCGGGGTAATCCCTTTTTCAAACCGTCCTGACAGACCGGTTGAAATATTATGATTTCTTAATGTATATTTGAGCTTTTTTGCGTCTATCTGACGCTCAAATTTTTTGTTGAACATTTCCACGATTTCGTGATAATGCCTTCCGGGAGTTACTTCTCTTATAAAATCTAGTTCTTCTTTAGTATAACGTTTTACTTTTTTATCCACTTGTTTTACCCCTCCAGCATCTTAGGAAGCTGTAAGTCCGCGTTCAGTCCTTCTTCCTTAAGCTTTACAGCTCTCAGGACAGTGTTGGCATTATCAATTATTGTTGATGCGATTTTCACAACCGCCTCCGACCTTGCTACCTCCACGTTAAGCTTTTCCTGTGTCATTTCCTCGTCGCCAAGCCGTTCAAGTTGTGCAAAAAGGTGGTTGTTAAGGTCTTTTAATGTGTTCTGCATATCCTTTTCTTCCTCCTTTCAGTCCCATTTTGTTTCCTTAAAATATACCCACGTCATAGCTACTAATGCTATCCACAGGGCATGAACTACTATTTTAACAACTATGTCGTCAGCAAATGATTTTGTCTGATTCAGCACCAATGCAACGATAAATGTTCCGTACCACACTAACGCTTTTTTAGTTTTCATTGTCATTTCCTATCCCTCCTTTTTTAATCATATCCGCCGCGATGTTATTTGCCAGCGAATGTACTAATTTCGTCACGTCGTCCCCGTTCACGATTATCACGGGGAAGTTCCCGTATTTCATATAGTGCTCCACAGCCTTTGCAGGTATGTGGTAGTCCCATCCACCTCTTGGTCTTGAGGGGGTAGGAGGCACTGTCTGAATTGCCGTCCCGAACTTATATCCGCCTCGCTGGAGTCCGATTCTTACCAGCTGTATTGATTTGTTAATGCGTTCAGAGCATTCTTTTACGGTTAGAGTATTGTTTTTCATATTTCCAAGGTCCTTTCGTTTCGATTTTTATCCTTTCAGGGTATAATAATTCTGAAAGGAGGTGTTTCTGCTATGGATTACCGTTCTGCTGAATGGATGCATGAACGTGTTGTAAATACCATCAATGATTTTGAAAAAGATATCAGGGATGATGAGCAGGCGAGTATAGTAATTTCGTCATTTGCAAACAATCCCATTTTAATCAATGATGTGAGCTACTGGAATCCTGACATCATAATTTTTGACGGTGTACTGGTTTCCGATGGTTCGACTGTTCAAGTGCTTCAGCACACATCTCAGTTAAATCTCTGTCTGATAGCTTCAAAACGTCGAGACCCTGAGAGGCCAAGACGTAAAATTGGATTTTCTGTTGACTCTCAAGAAGACTGATAATCCTGTCAAGTTTGCCGTTCAGTAACTCCAACTGCTGAACGGTTTCTTTTTCACTTAGCGAAATAGTATTCAGAATTAAATTTAAATCATCTCTTGTGAGCTTTTTGTCTTCTATGAGTTGGTTTAACTTTTTCTCATTTTCTGACGACCCAATTATTTTAAATCTACGCCATATATTTTCCATTTCTTAATCACCTCACTTTCTTGTTCAATCAGTTTTCGTATTTTCCGAAAGAAGATTTTAAAAAAAATATTTCAAATATATCTTTTTTGTCAATTTTTAGTAAACTCACAATTTTTAAAATCTCACTCCTACTAAATTCAGCTTTATTATTTAATTTAGCACTTAAAGTAGAACCTGCCATGCCTAATTTAGAGCAGAAATTTAATTCGGTCCCAAATACT